GGGGCGGGCCGCGGGCGGCGGAGCCGGCGCGGCGGCTGGCCGTGGGCCAACGGGCGGGTTGCCCGCGGGGTTGCCGTAGGTGCTGCCGCCCTGACAGCCGTCGTGGCCGCCCTGTTTCGTGACCTGCGCGGTCGCGTAGCGCAGGCTGGGGCCGATCTCGTCCACGGTCATTTCGACCACGGTGCGGTTGGTGCCGTCCTGCGCCTGATACGAGCGTTGGGAGAGCCGGCCGGTGGCGATGACGCGCATGCCCTTGGACAGCGACTGGGCGCAATGCCCGGCGAGGTCGCGCCAGGCGGAGCAGCGCATGAACAATGACTGGCCGTCCTCGTACTGGTTGGCCTGCCGGTTCCAGACGCGCGGCGTGGAGGCGATGGTGAAGCCGCACACCTGCGTGCCGGTGCCGGTGGTGCGCAGCTCGGGGTCTGCGGTCAGGTTGCCGACGATCGTGAGGATGGTTTCGCCGGCCACTAGTCCTCGTCCTCCATGTCCTCGATCCAGTCGCCGACGAACGTGGCGAGGACGTGCGCGTCCTTGGCTGCGCTGCTCGCGATGCCCCATGCCACGTCTTCGCGACGGTTGTGGCAGTGCAGGGCGAGGTCGGAGAGCGCCGCATAGGCCATGTCGGCCACGTCGCGCATGTGCTCCAGCTCGTCAAGCTCGCCGGCGTCATCCGGGCCGTCGTCCTCTTCCTCGTCGTCTTCGTCGTCGATGACGGTGCCGAGCGGCTTCCGGTCGCTGGAGGCGAACATGTCGGCGAGCGTCTTGCCATTGGGCAGCACAGGTTCGAAGGATATGTAGGCCTTGGCTTTCTCGCTCAATGCGAGGCCGGCTTGGTCGAGCGCCGTGACGAACAGTTTTGCCAGCTCACCGCCGGAGACGGACACGTCGCCCTCGATGAGGCCGTAGAACTTCTCGGCGAGTTTTTCGGCCATTTCCTCGTTGGATGTCATGATGTTCCTTTCCTGATGTCCCGTTTCCATGCCCATTCGCATTCCGCGCCGATGGTCGCCGCGCCTCGGTCGATGACGAACGCGGCGGGCGACGGCATGAGGATGAGGCGCGGGTAGTCGAGCCGTGAATTGCATTCGCAGATCGCGTCCAGCGCCTCGGCGATCAGTTCGCCGGGCGTCATGGTCAGGCCCCGTTCGGTGATGGGCCAGACCATGAGACTGCGGTGGGTGTTCATGGGACTCCTTCGTTTGGTGCGGGGCCGCGCTGGCGTGGTCGACGCCGGCAATGGAGACCACCGGCTCGCACGCCATCGCTTCCGCAATCCACTGACTTCCTGTCGTATGGGGATGGATCGCGGCCGACGTTGACGCGGCCCCAGTGGACGGCGGCCGAATCGAACGGCTTCCCGGTCTTTGCCCGCGCCCACCTGACGCGAATCTCGACCGGGGGCGAACCTGCCCGCCCTTGGCGCGCCGCCGGTGGAGAGAACCGGCGGCGCGATCATTGAGAGAGGTGGTGTTAACGACTTGTTCCTTGTCGCCGCCCGCCGCATCGGAAGGAAGGTCGCAATGGCGGCGGGCAAGCCTTAAATGGTCAGCACGAGCGCGCAGAGAATGACGAGCCTGAGCAACTGGTACACAAGCGCTCCCGGCTTGGCCTTCGTTTCGCGCAGCGTGCCGATGAGTATGAAGTATTCGAGCAGCGCGTATCCGAGGATCACCCACTGCTGCCAGACGAGTGCATCGAAGTTCATTCGCCGGCCTCCTCGAACAGTGCGACGAACACCACGGGGCATTCCACGAACGCCCAGAACGCGGCGAGGCCATTGCCGATCGGATGCATGCAGGCATCGTGAGTGAACAGCCATCCCACGCAGACGACGAACGATATGACGGTCAACAGGCCGATGGTGTACGGATAACGCTTGAACATGACCGCCACCCCTACTTGGTCTGGACGAGTGTGTCCGCGCCGTCGGGGACGACGACGAGCTGGTCCGCGTTGGACAGAGCGTCGATGTAATGCTGCTTGAGCACGTTGTCGGTCAGGCTCTCGTTGAGCACGGCGTTGGCGTCGGCCTCGCCCTGCGCCTTGATCTTCTTGGTCTCGGCCTCGGTCTTGGCGACCTGCTGCTCGTTGAGCGCCTTCTGCTTGTCGATCTCGGCGGCCTGCGCCTCCGTGTACTTCTTGGTGATGGCCTCGCCGTAGCGCACGTCCTGCACGCTGACCTGTTCGACGGTCAGGCCGATCTTCTTCCACTTCGCCGCCAGCGCATCCTGCACGGCCTTCGTGTACTCGCCTCGGTTGGTGAGCATCGTCAGGGTGTCGAACCGGCCGGACTGTTCGCGGGCCACTGAACGCAGGTCGTTGCTGATGTAGTTCTGCGTGAACGTCTGCTGTTTGCCGTACTCCGAGTACAGGTATTCGGCCGCGCTCGGATCAAGGCTGTAGTTGACTTGGACGTCGATGTCCGCAGAAGCGCCGCTCTTGTCGTTGACGGCGACCTGCTTGCCGACCGCGCTGCCGCCGTCGTACTTGTAATCGGTGTCCTTGTAGAAGTTGATGAGGTTGTTACGGGTGTCGTATTTGATGACGCTCTGCCACGGCGTCTTCCAATGGAAGCCCGCGTCTTCGGAATGGCCGGCCAGACTGCCGCCCATGTTGCGGATGACCGCGACCTCGCCCACGTCCACGGAATACAGGCATGCGGGAATGAGCAGCAGCAATCCGACGAGGCCCGGAATGAGGCCGATGCCGGCCCCCTTGACGTCGCGGGACATCGCGACGCAGGTGACGGCGGAGCTGAAGAGCAGCAGGATGATGGAGATGACGAACCAGATCATGAGGGTTCCTTTCAGAAGATAAGGCCCTTTCCCCGTGCCGGTAGGCTTGAAGCTGCAACACAAACAATCCGCTGCATGCGGGGAAAGGAAGTATTCAAATGGGTGGAGCTGCAAGCTGGGCGAGCTCAGCGGAAACGAAGTTCAAGCAGGCTCAGGCAAGCGCTAGAAATGCCTATGAGTCACGGATGACCGAGGGTCTAGCGGACATCGCCCAAGCGTTGTTCCAAATCGACTTACGGCTTGACCGGCTCGAAAAGAAACTGGACGGTCGGGGTTGAGCCTTGCCAGTTTGCGCTCGCTGATGACGTCGTGGCGTATGTAAAGGCTTTCCATGTTGAGCTGTGCGCCACGACGCTCATAGGCGTTACTCATTTCACTACCTCCGGCACATATCCGTTGTGGTCGCGCCAACGGCCGTCGGCCATGTCGTGCAGCCATGACGCCAGACGTCCGGCTTCCGTGACGGTCAGGGCGATATGCCCCTCTCCCCTGCATTCCATGAACCGGATCATGGTCGAGTCCACGGTGGCGCTCACACCGATGCGCGGCAAGGCGTCGTCGGCCTTCTCGCCGACCCAGTTGCGCCGAGTGTCGATCGCATTCGCCAAGACCGCCGCCTCGTCGCGGGACAGCAGGGCGATCGCGCCGCCAGTCCCCGTTCCCGCGGGGTCGCGCAGCCACAGACGGATGCGCACGCCACCCTCGTCGGATAGTCTCGGCTCGCACAGCAGCGGCCGGCCCTCGCTCTCCAGGTTTATGAAAAAGGTCGAGTTCCTGGCCGCCCAGTACAGGTCTTTCACCTTCATGACGCCACCCCCTCGGCTTGGGGAGCGTCCACCGGCCACGGGTCGAGGGTGCGGCCCATGAGGTAGTCCACGGACGTGCGCAGAAGTCTGGCGAGCCGGTCGATCTCGCCGGCTGTGAATGGGATCAGGCCGGCTTTCCTGTCGGCGTATTCCCGTGCCGTCAGGCCGGTCGCGTCGGCGAGCTGGTTCCGGCTCAGACGGTGCACCCGTGCGAGGTCGTCGATTCGTTCCTCGGTGACGGTGGTCTTGTGGCTCATGGTTATTCCTCCATGCTTCTGATCCAGCGGTCCATCGCGTCTCGCGTGACCATGCGTTTGGTTGATGACAGGCCGTAGCGGGTGACGGCGGGGAACGTGTCGAGATCCTTGTTAAGGCTTTCCATGTTGAGCTGTGCGCCACGACGCTCATAGGCGTTACTCATTTCGCCTCCAGCAGTCGGAGAACGTCGCCCAGCTCGCATTGCACGATTTTGGTGACGTAGACGCATGCCTTGTTGCCCAATGCCTCAACGATGATGGGCTGCTCAGGAGTGACCTCGGCGATATAGCCGGCGTCATGCTCGTTCAGGAACGATTGAACGGCTTTGACGTCGCCATCGAAGCTCTCGATGCGTAGAATCTCATACCGCCCCTGATGATGCGAGCGGTCTGGAATGACGCCATTCTGGACAGTATCGGCTTTGAGTGTTCCAATGCGCACCCAATGGCCGGTACCGTCCGCGCCATCGCCCTGTGTCTCGGACGCAACACTGACCACAGGTTTCGGGCACTCGGGACGACTGACTATGCACGCTCGCAGTACGTTGCCGAGCGCGAACAACAGGGACAGCACACCGTACAAGCCCATACGCCAATCCCTCTGGACGATCCCGGTCGGGATCATGGCGATACCGCTCAGAAACAGCACGAACGCGCAGACCTTGAGCATGCGCCGCATCATCCTGTCGCTCATGCCGTCGCCCCCCCTTGCCTGCGGTCGCCGTGGTTGCTGTAGTGTGTGTCATGACTGCTTCTTTCAATGAGGGGGAATGCATGGGTGCGAGCGTGGATGTCGCCACTTGGGTTTCGGTGGGATGCGCCGCCGTGTCGGCGGTGTTCGCCGGGGTGACGGTGTGGTGGCCCTGGCATACGAGGCCGGCTCCCGACCTGCGCCATGAGAAGGACGAGTTTTCGGTGACGCGCGAGTCGATGGCGCATCTGTTGGTGACGTGCGGGTTGCAGCGGCCGCGTCTGCTGGTGCGCTGGCGCAACGACGGGGACGGAACCGCATACGCCGTCACCGTCAAAGCGGCGGACGGTTCATGCGCGGTTCGCATGGCCGTGCCGGACACGTCGAAGCCGAGCGGGTTCGATTTCGTGGACAGCGTGGGGAAGATGGAGCCGGGCGAGAGTTTCGAGGCGATCATTCTGCCGACCTCCACGGAAGATGTCGACAAGCCCGTTGTCCTGCTGGACTGGAAAGAGTCACCAACCCGCCTGAGGATGGGTCACGGATCAGAACGAGTCGCGCTTCCGTATCGACTGCCAGGAAAGCGTCCGCTCCTGCGCCAAGAAAGAATACTGGCTCTTCACATGATCCAGACGACCGCTGCGGAGTATGGCTACCCCTACGAGCAATTCGCCTCGCAAATGCTTGGAATCGACCTTGAAGACCTCGACCCTTGGTCGGCTCCTGACTCGAAGAGCAAGACAGAGTCGCCGGACTCCGGGGAATGATCTCGACGCGGCCATCACGGTCGAAGAAGAACACGCTCATGCCGTCACCTCTTCCGACTGGGTGTTGTCTGTGGGCCACGGGTCAAGAGTGCGACCCATGAGGTAATCAACACTGGTGTCGAAGAAGTCGGCGAGCGCCTTGTAATCCTTCGCAGAGAAGGATCGGAGGCTGTTCATTTTGTTGGAGAAAACTTGTTCGCTCATACCGATGGCGAGCGCCACGTCTTTCTGAAGGCAATGACGCATCTCGATCAGTCCTGAGATGCGGGACGCTGGGTTATCACCTTCAAGCGTCACTAATCGTTTTTGATTGGCGTTCATGGTTGCTAACCATATCACGCACTAATCGATTTCGAGCACTCTCGGAGTGTCTTGATTTTGATTCGACATGCAGGAGATTCTTGCGCTACTAATCACTTTTGCGTATCATTAAGGGCATGACGGTAACTATGACAGCCCCAAAGGTTGCAGCTAGCCCGCAGGACATAGCGATTTTGAACCTGAATATGCTGATGCAGCTTGAAGGGCGCTACAGAAAAGACCTCGCCGAATACATCGGCAGACGCCCACAGAATCTCTCCCGCATGATGTCAGGAGAGAGCAACTGGGCACTGAATGACATGTGGAAGGCGGCTGAGTTCGTGGGCGTCTCCCTTGACGTCCTGACTGATCCGACTCTCACGCCGGCCAAGGCGCTCAGCATCATCGGCGAGCGCCGTAACGATAACGATGGAAACGGAGGTTTGCCTGTCGTCAACGTTGACGACTTCCGCCTACGTGGCGGGGCGTGGAAGACCCCGGCTATGGTTCTGGCCGCCTGACCGGGCGGCTCGGGATCATAACCCAGAGGTCCATGGTTCAAATCCATGCCCCGCTACGAACGTGGTTATATGGCCGCTGATTTCGGTACCGAAATCAGCGGCCTTTCCGTTTACCGTGGCGATATGGATGAAAGGCGATCAGGCAGCTACGGTGCCAGGGAAGTCGGCGATCATAAACGTCTCGTCATTTTCATCGCGGATCTTCAGTTGTCTAATCCACGGGAGGCGACAGGCGTGAAGTTTCTCAACGAAGCCCCGTTGTCTAAATGAAAGTGCAACACCCGTTAGATTGGAAATTGCCTAGAAAACCAGTCCGAAGGGATGTCGCACCT